GGCATATTCACAATCAGACGCTTTAGTTTCTTATCCCGTATTGCCTTGAACTTCTCAGCAATTTTTTTGTGATGATATCCTGATATGAAATCAGGCCAGACATGTTTCACAAATGGGATAAAGTCTTTTTCCGCATTTTCGAGCTTTTTTATATGCTCAAGGAGTAACTGTTCCTGGAGCTCGGCCTCGCTTTGATTAATCATCGCAAAATTTTTATATATTATTTTTTTGGGATAATCAAGGACTAGGAGTCCCAAGCCCTATATTTAGGGTCATAGGGTTTCAACCAGTAGCGTTTGTCAGAAACAGGGCCGGTTTACAAAAAATAAAAGTCCGTGTACCACATTTAGGGGGGCGCGGGGGATGGCCACTACATCTAGACCGAGCTCCGCCGCAGGCGGAGCCTGCGACATTTTGTCGCACCCTAGAAAAGGGCAGAGTTCCGCCGCAGGCGGAGCCTGCGACAATTTGTCGCATTGACATTGTGTATAGAGTATGCATAGGAATAGACATAAAAAACCCTGCAACTAGCGACGGCTAAAGTTACAGGGTTAAATATCTAGACTAATTCTAGAGCAGTAGTCATGGCACGTGTTTTGATATTATCTGCACCATTCATGGTGAAAGTATTTTTAAGTCTACTATCTCCATTATCAGAACCACCACGAAGATGATCCTCGTTATATGTAACACAGTTAAAAGCTTTCCAGTAAGTGTCTTCTCTTACATGATTGCCAGTGTTTTGTAATTTATATGTTTTACCATTGCTCTCAAACATATCATTATAAACACCATAGCATCTTTTAATTTGTGTCATTCCAGAACCATTAACCTCGTTAAAAGCTTTATGAGTTAAGCCAGCTTTCTCGAACTCATTTAATAGTTGAGGATTATAAACCAATACAAAGTATTTAAGCATATCACTTTCAGTAATTTGTTTACCATTAAGCGATATAGCTTGCTCTTTGTATTGTTCGTTGGATTGTAAAGCTTGATCAATTTTAGATTTCACTAATTGCTCAAGATCAGAATTAAATTCTATTCTATGAGTGATAGAAATCATAAATTGTTCTTTATCTCTTAACGCTTGCATAAAAGTATTTGAACACCAGATACTAATATTAGTAGTATTGATTTTACTTTTATCTCTTCCAGTATGAAAGTTATTAAACATTAGATAGTTGTTTACTTGATCATCACCAATGTTAAAACTTCCGCCTGTATTGGCAAGAAAAGTTATTGCTTTGTTATTGTCATAACTAAAGCAATGTTCAAAAGATAAGTTAGCTTTTTCTGCGAAATGATCACCTAACCTAGCTAAACTTTCATTTTGCATAGGATGGTATTGGTCAGTTAAACCAGACACTAAAACTTCTTCTTTATCATAAGTTTTTTTAACTAATGATTTAAGTTTTTTATCAACGATTTTTTGACCGCTAGCAGAAGTAAATTCGACTGGCTTTAAAGACACAGTGAAATCTAATTCAGCATTTCGCATTAATTGTGAGCAGTTGAGATTTTGATTAACAGCGTTGTACTGACTTAAACCTTTACCAGTTAAATCAATCAATGAAGTCCATTCAAAGTTTTCGATTTTTTTAGACATATTTCTCATTTCTGCCATCGCTGATATCTTATCCCATTTTTAAAGGATAAAGTCAAGTATTATTTTAACGGTGATACAAATAAAAAAAGCCCCTTGGGGTAGGGGCTTTTTTCCACGGTCGGAGTTTAGGAGGTAGAGACAATCCAATCGTTTGTAGCTGTTCTGTAACCTTCTTTTTTCGTGTCCCAATAAACACGGCACAAGTTGCCAGTAGTTTTGGCGACGAATTCTTTTTGCTTATCCTTGGTAGGATCGAATTCTCTTTCAATTGTCTGACCGTCAGATTTAGTAAATTTAATCGTATGTTTTATCATTTTTATCCTTTCTATTTATCCCACTTATATAGGAAAAAGAAAATGCTGTCAAGCTTTTTCTTAACAGCATTTCTCCACGGTCAGTTTATTGTTTGTCTTTATCCTTATTTGTACGACCGTTAGCTTTATCCAATGCCTCTTTCATTTTGAGAGGATTGAAAATATCAACCAAATTATTCTTGCAAGATTCTTGCAACTTGTTTGAATCTTCGAGTATCTTTATTTTTCTATCAATGACCTTGTGCAATTTCTCAACACTATGACCGTCAAATAATTCCATTTGCTCGGGCAAATCGCCATTCTCGATATTTGCTTTGATTCTTAAATCTGGCATATTAAACTCTCTCTTATAGAATATAGGTTCTCGAAAAGCCGACCATCAAATTGCCAACCTTTCCTTGTTCCCATATTGTCTATGATTATATCAATATCCAAATCTTCTTTTGCCACGTCGAAATTATTACCCCAAACATATTTACGAATGACATAATGCCATTTCGATTTTTGAGTTGGGTAAGTGTAATGTATTATCATAACCGTTCCTTTCTTTTGTATCAAACAAGGCCGTTTGATGAAATAACATTTATACGCCATGGCGTAAGTCAAGAAGACTACTGACTACCGATATTCAGCACCTTGTTTAATGTCCCAAGTATATAGGAACACGAATCATTTGTCAAGTTCTAATTCATTAAATCTTTTATCTTTTAATTCTTCCAATGCTTCAAAAATAGGATACCAAGAATCAGTCTTATCAATCTCACCTTCCATTTCCGATTCAATGATGTGATCTTGAACTGTGTTAATACTATTAATTATCCTATCACTCATATCCCACTTATATAGGACAATGGCTTTGGTGTCAAGTTTTATTTTCCGTGAAACGCGAACCGTGAAAATTAGACATATCATAGACATCATCAATATTATCATACTCTTTGGTTTCTTTGACCGCGATACATTCACCACCCCAAGTAGAAGCCATGTCTATTCCAATTTCATAAAGTTTCTTTTTATCGGTTTCTTTTGTTTTGAACAATGTAACAAATCTCTCGCCGTGTTCAATGCAATCCGCTTCATATACTTTCATTCTGTTTCCTTTCTTATTGTCCCAATATTATAGGAACGCGGACAAAATGTCAAGCGAAAAATTAAATTATTTCCACCTCCACCCCCGCCCTTAATGGGAGGGAAATATTTACCTCGTTTCGAGGTTCGTGTCAATTGGACATATTGTCGCAGGGAAATCTGGGCGTGAAAAAAGGGCGAGTAAGAAAGGGATAAACTAACTCGCCCTAATAATCTCGACGCGAGGAAACCATGCCCAATGGTTATTTGATCGCGGTCAAGAAACTATGAAATTGATTTAGGATTTTTTAAAGCACTTTTTAAGCTCATAGGTGCAGAACTCCAATCCTTAAAAAAATAATATTTCAACTCTTTCCAATTATATGGCGGTCGCAGTTCCACGATACACGGAACACGGAAACCGTCGCATTTTAACTCTTTCCCTTTGTCGCCGTCGTACAGTTTGATGATTCTTTGTTCAATGTGCTTTACAAGGAAATAGTTTTTCCCATTTTCTTGGAAATGCTTATAATTCCATGAGATTTGTAGCGGTGAGATATTTATTGAATTTTGCTTAATACATTTTAATTCAAGCCAAACTTCCACACCGTCGCGTATTCCGTTCAAATCTGGTACTCCGCCACCATGCCGATTTTCAATTCTCGTCCAGTGGGCGTCGATATTTTTCATTATCTCACGCCCAAAATTTGATTCAATTTTTGCTGTCATTAATTAGATTTCAATTTCTTTCGTCGCCAATATTCTTTTCTTTGTTGTTTTAATTGGTCGATTGCACCACCGCCACCAAATACAGAATTCAGCTTATCATGTAGCTGTTTTCTCACGCTGATATCATCAAGAATTGATTCAATCTCTTTGTGAATATCGTTTTTTTCTTTTAATAACTTGCGATTACTCGACATGGCTTTCCCTTTTCTCTTTCTTTATCTCTTGCCAACGCGACAAAATCAGAAAAAGATTGTTTACTTTCTTCTATTTCCTCGTCGTCAGCATTATAAATTTTCTTTGCTCTTTCTTCAACGACTTGCAAAACTTGAGGCAATCTTTCTTCCATTTCTTTGAAGGAAATTTCAACATCAGATTTTTCAAAAGCTTCTGGTACTAGAATTTGTGTTGCATAAGGCGAACCATGATATGCCTCGCGTAAATATCCCACGTCGCCACTTGTAATAGAAAATCCAGTACATTGGTCTTTTTTTTCTTTTTCAGTTTGGTTATCCCATTTTAAATAAACATCAATACCCATTTTTAATCCTTTCTTTTATGGGTTGTAAGCGGGTGTTGTTTCAAGTTCTATCCCGCTTTAACTAGCACACAACTACAACCCAATTATCCTATTTACATAGGATAAACTATTTGTCAAGCGATTTTTCTTTTGGTGTTATGACCGCGAGAATATCACGTTGCGCTTGTCTAATTTTGGCACTATCGAGCAATCTTTGTTTTGTTTCTTCCGATACGATTGAAACAGCAGTACCGATATTCTGATCGTCAAAATTTACGCAATCCGCAATATCAACCCAATATGGTTTAACTTCGCTTAAAAATTTGGCTTGGTCAACAACCATATTCATATCATTGACAAGCGTCATTTTATGTTTTGCCAAATTGCGCTGTGCAAAAATCATTTCGCGTCTTGATATGTCATAATCATTTAATTTTTTCCAATCAAATTCATTATCACACATCATAGTACGAGAATGACAACCACCTGTTGCGGGTACTAAAAG